AGGTTCTGGGGCGACGTCTGGTGCAGGTGCAGGTTCTGGTGCAGGTGCTGGTGCGGGTGCTGGAGCGGGTGCTGGTGCTGGAGCGGGTGCTGGAGCGGGTGCTGGTGCTGGAGCGGGTGGCGGAGGTGGCATGGGTATTGAACTAATAAATGTTTGTGCTTCTTGAATAATTGTTGGGGCGGCTAATACTTTTTCAACAGCAGTTGACACTATTTCAAGAGCTGCTATTTTATTATTTAATTCTGTACTTGCATTATTTAAAGAAACTATTGCATTGTGTGAAACAGTTGCTATTGGTGCAATAACTGTATTTGCATTAACTGTATTTGCTGTAACAACTGTTGTAATTGTTGAATTTAATGTAGCAATTTGAGCGTTAGCAGTTTCAACTGCTGCTTGAACAGCAGCGGTACTTGGGTCTGGAATTGGTACAAATGGAGCACCTTGTGCAACAACTCCGTTAAAACCAGGACCAGGATTTGTATCAACAATAGGAATAATTGTTCCGTTGGTAGTAGGGCGAATATTAAAACGAGCACCGTTAGGAATAGGTCCAGTAACGCTTACATCTGCTGCCCAAGCTCCATCTGATGGATTTACATCTGCATTAAATCTAATTTGAGTCATTTGTGTGTCTGCAGTAAATTGTGGGTAAGGACGTACATCCCAGGCAACAGTAAGAGTATTTGTGGTTGTTGAATAAGTCACTCCAGAACCACTGCTCCATGTAGTCCAGTCATAGCCCGCTACAGAAATTGATGGTGCGGTTGGAGTAGAATAATAATTTTGTCCTTCATTTACGCCAAACATTATTGTTCCATTAGATCCTACATAAACATTGTTATAAACAGTGTTACCCATTCGTAAATTAAATGGAAGGTTCATGCGAACACCAGCATCGTCTGTGTTTGCCAAAACATTAGTTGATGCTCCAATTGTTGCTGCTAGGGCATTAACTGCATCTTGAGCATTATTAATTGCAACATTTGCTTGAGTTAATTGTGTTTGTGCTTCTGTACGTGCAGGTGTTACTGCTGCCACCGCCGTAGTTGCTGTAGCAACTGTTGCAGTAGCAGTATCTATTGCTGTTTGTGCTGTTTGAATTGCAGCGGTTGCTGTTGCTGCTTGTGCAGTCTCTGTTTCTACATGAGTTGCAACCTGTGTAACATTTATATTTGGAGCAGGATTTTGTGTTGTAGTAGGAGTTGCTAATTCAACTACTGCTTGTACTAAAGTTGTTGCTGCTTCTGTAACTGTTGATACCGCCGCAGTTACTGCGGCTTGTGCAGTTGCAACCTCTGGGGTTGCTGTTGTTGCGGCCGCTGGTATTGCTGCTACTGCAGTAGTTACTGCTGCTACTGCACTAGTAACGTTTTGCGTTACTACTGTTGCTGTTTCAACTATTGGGGTTGTATTTGCAACTTCTGCCACTGCTGCCACTGCTGTTGTTACTGCGGTATTGGCTGTTGCTACTGCTGTATTTGATGCTGTAACTAAAGTTACTGCCGTTGCAACTGTTGCTGTTGCTGTCTCTGATGCTGCTACTGCTTGTGCTACCTCTATGGTTGCGGTAGCAAGTGCTGTATTAACTGCTTGTTGTGCTGGACTTACAATAACTTGCTCTGCTGAAGCTGGAACTTCATCAGCATGAGCAGATTTAATTGGAAATAGAAAAAGCCAACCTATTACAAAAAGGCTGGCAAATAATAGCTTTACTTTCTTAGTCAACTAGACTCTCCAACACAAGGCACGAAGTTGTGCTTGTATTATAATTATACCATTACATTATTTAGAATTATCTGTTTTATAGAAGCCAGAACCCTTAAATTGAACACCAACAGAACCATAATGTCTTTGCATTGTTCCTTGACAATTTGTGCAAATTGGTGCAACATCTGGATCATTAAACCCTCTTGTAACCTCTACATTACTGTTGCAATTCATGCACTTATATTCGTATACTGGCATTATAAGCTTTCTGTTAAAATGAGCAGTTTATGATAGGACATGCTCAGGTCCTTAATGTTACTTGATCTTAATTGTTTTTGGCTTCTTGTCTTCTGGGACAATACGTTCCAAGGTGATCTTCAACATTCCGTTTTCAACTGTTGCAGCAGTTACCTCAACAAATTCACCAAGGGCAAATTCACGAGTAAACTTTCTTGCAGCAATACCACGATAAGCATACTTTGGTTCCTCGTCATCAGAAGACTTGATTTCTCCCTTAACAGTAAGAACCTGCTCATGAGCAGTTACTTCAAGTTCTTCTTTTGAGAATCCAGCAACTGCAACTTCAACGTAGAATAGATCTTCGTCGTCAGTTTTGATTACATTGTATGGTGGATAGTTATTTCCTGTAGCATGGGTGTGAATTCTTGACAACTTGTCAAAGTCACGATTAAACCCGATAAAAAAAGGATCATTAAAAAGATCCATAGTAAATTGTGTTACCATTTTATTCCTCCTTTTTAAGCGAATAAGTAATATAGGTACCCCCCGAAGGCAGATACCTATATATTATAGCATTTACTTTTAGTTATCGGAAGTATCTGGAGCTTTTGAATCTGCTGCAGTTACATACTTTTTATATGCTGAAGGCCAATCTAAAATAGCTTTTTGAGCATCAGCCAATTTAATTGTTCCCGCACATACTAAACGCTTAAGTGCTGTTTCTACAACATCCTTTTTACGTGCACCGTTTCCAGCATATGGCTGAGGCCACAAATTCTTTGGGTCTGAAGGATTGCCTCCAAGTTGCAAAGAAATTAGGTGATCTTCTTCGTATCCCGATGCTGATGGTCCCCACATTTTTGTGTATGCCGCATAAGTTGTCTTTAGCTGAGTATCTTTTAACTTGTTTGTGTATGTAACTGTTGGACGAATTGTTGCTGTCCATCCAGACTTACAAACAGTTGTTGAGATATTTGCTTGAGTTACAGAAGCATTTAAAGCTCCTGGAGTAACAGCATTATTTTGAACAACCCAATCAAGTGTTGCTGCTGGCTTAGTAGCTGCTGATGCTGAAGCACCTGCTGCAACTAATGAAATAAAGAAAGCAAATACGATTCCCTTTTTCATTACTTAGTTGGCCACTTTGGACGAGCAATTGCCATAACTAAACCATAATTGCGAGATTTCTTGAAGGCACCGTCGCCATTTGCTTGTGATCCCTTAACATCTCCGCTAGTATTTCCCTCAAAAGTTGTTAGTACATGTTTTGCTGGATCATTAGCGTAAACAATTCCTACGTGCTCTGCTGTTGTTGCATCTGCATCAAAATTAAAAAATACTATATCTCCTGGTTGTGCTTGTCCCACTGGAACAAGTTGCCCGTTCTTTCCAAACCATTTTACACCAGCGTTGCATGATGCAAATCCCTTTGGTCCCTGTGCTGCAACAAGATTGACTAATCCCGCTTCATTAAAACAGTATGAGACAAACATTGCACACCATGGTTGATGATTTAATCCAAACCACTTACCCATAATTGTGTCATTGTTTTCGCCTTCTTTGTAACCTTGATCTACAAACTTTTTTGCTGCAGCTAAAACTTTTACTGCATTTGGATTTCTTGTATCTTCTGCCATTTATATTCTCCTTTTTTGGCTTACATTATTATTATAGCATTTTGTGCCCTCGGCAGGAATCGAACCTGCGACGCAGACCTTAGAAGAGTCTCGCTCTATCCCCTGAGCTACGAAGGCATAAGTAAAGGCTAAGTTTCCTTAGCCTTTACGTAACCATAATCATCCCAAGGTAGCGACCCGAATGCGTAGGGGGGTTAGCACCTACAGGATAATTATATTGCTTATTTAATTATGACATGGTGGCTTTAAGGCTTGCCTTAATTTGCCAATCCCAAAATTGATGTTGATCAATTCTTTCTGCAATAAAGTTTGCTACACCTTGTTCATCAATAGCATCTGCTTTATCAAATGCATCCTTTAAAGAAGCAAGCATAACTAAGTTTGTTGCTTCCAAACTTTGAAGTAAAGGAATAGCTGTATATGGAATATCTTCATATGCCATATTAGAATTGCTCATCCATTCTGTCAACTTGTATGGAGCTGGTTGCCCAAGCTTTCTTAAAATTTCAGAAAATGTATCTAAAGAATCATATACATCTTCATAGATCTCCAAAAAGAATGCATGGAATTGCTTAAACAAAATTCCTTCTATATTCCAATGGTATCCATGTGCTTTGCTATACATTACTACTACATTTGCCTGCACTAATCGCAAGGCATCAATTAATTCCTGCATTTTATCTCCTAATTATTTGGTATTTCTTCTTGATTAATTTCAAGCGGCATAAGCCCGTGCTCTTTGGCTACTTGTAAACCTTCCTCGGACAAAGTAAAGATTGCTTCTAAGTCTTCGTTATAGTCTACATTAAGCATTCCAGCCTCATATAATCCTAACAAAGTTTCATCAACATGTTCAACATGTGCTGCCCACAAATCTGGAGCAAGATCTTTGGCTCTTTCTGTAATGCCAAGAATAAACTCGCCAGTTTCGTCAACACCGACTACCTCTATAGCACCTATCTCAATATAATGATCTAGTTCTGACATCTCTTCATCCATCTCTTTCTCCTTGTGCGGCAGGTAGGACTTGAACCTACGATTACCGAATTATGAGTTCGGGGCTTTAACCAACTAAGCTACTACCACAGTTGGTTAATTATAGTTGCCCGTCACTGTTTTTGTCAATAGTATCTTCTACAAGTTGCTGAACATATTCAGAAAAATGTTTTCTGATACTACCTGTAGGACGGGAACCAATTTGCTTCCATATCCTAGTATACTCTATTGCATTTGCATATGTTGTTGGGCAGACCATTATGCCATTATAGTCACGTAAAACAGTTGGCATTGGCACATGCTTCCCACAACACTTGCATTCTTTTGCTCTCTCCTGATATTGGTTCATAGCATAAGCATCCTATCTATTGCATCTTGCAGATCATTTGGCATATTTTTTGGAGGTTTAATTAAGTTATACGATTCCTCTTTATTTGGCCCAAAGTCTGCTTCATAACTCATTGATTCATAAGTATGAACTCTAATCTCCCTATCTGTTGGAACAAAAGTTCTTGAGATTGCGTTGTAGATTGATCCACAAACAGCATCCGCAAGGTCCTTTGAACCTTTTCTTGGGTGATCTACTTTGTCTCTCATAATTCTAAGTTGAAGTAGTTCATCAATTAACAACTTTATGTGTGGGCCTTTAATTCTTTCTTCAAGAACAACCATGGCCATATCATCATAATGTTTTTTAGCGACAGATAGAATCTCTGTATTGATGCCATATTGTTTTAGTTGTTGCATCATATCATGAGAGTTCCATCTGTCAAAGGTACACATCTTTATATTAAATCCAGCACTCTTTAAAGAAAGAATATAGTCTTTAACCTCAGTAAAGTCTACTGATTTTTCTGCTGTTGGAGTCCAATACATTACTGCATCTACTTCTACAATAGGTGCTGGTTGAGAATATTCATTAGTTACTTTAACATTAACCCAGTCTTTAACATGAGCTAAAGAAACTGCACAATGGTCATGCTTTTGTGCAAGGTCAACGTGTATGAAGTAATCAACATCTACTTGTGGTTTAAACCACGACTCAAGTCTTCCAAATTGATCTACGGCAATACCAGCATTACTAAATGCAGTTTCAACTTTTTCTCTAGACTTAAAGAAAGCATCAATTGCATCAGATGGCATACAAGCAAAACGACCTAATGCATCTGGCATATTCTTATAAAAGTCTACTTTAAAATCTTCAATCTTTTTAGTTGGGTTTACTTCCCATGTTGGACGTTTTAACGCATATGTCTTAGGATAAAGATAAGACACAATATTGTCTTCTTCCCATTCAACTGTTACTTCATTTCCTTCTGTTCCGTCTGGAAGATCGTCATCCATCTTTAATGTCTTGCTTCTTAAAATAGTTTCTTTTTCTCCAATGACTGACTCATAAAATTTTTGAATTGGATCGTTTTTAAAACGTGGAAATGAAAGTAGGATAACCTTACCGAAGTCTGGAAAACGTGACATAACCGATGCACGATACATATCATACAATGCGTCAGCTGTTTTTGCTTGATCATGCCCAGATGTGCTTTCAATAGCAAAACCTGAAATCTCATCAAGGATCACAATAATTACGTTATAACCTTCCCAAGCTTCTCTTTCTGAGTGACCTGAGTGAACTGTAATTGCTTTATCAAATTTCATTTCAGAAGCCTTTGATTCATACTTCCCTGCAAACCAAGGCGACCTATCAATGCGAGTTTTAAATCCCTTAAAGAAAACATTGTTTGCCTGTTGAGCATTAATAGCAATGTTAAGGATATCAATTGAATCCCCAGGAGGCTTACCATAGTATGTGGCTGGATCTTTTAAACATAACAACAAATAAACTATGTATGCGGTAGCAATGGTTGAGGAGTAATCTTTTCCAGAACCTTTACCTAGTTGAGCAATAACTTCATTACAAGTTTGTTTAAATCTTCGTCCGCCTTCTTCGTCGCCAAAAAGTTTCTTTAGCGTTGCTTCTTTGTAAATTTGAGAAGATTTTTCAATTAAAATATATTGCAAATCAGATAATGGTGGTAGGGCTAAATATTCTGGACTTGTTACAAATGTACGCAAATCAACTGGGCGTTCTTCAAACTCTTCGCCATCCAGCATATCAATGAGATCATTGAAATCAAATTCCACTAGCTTCCTCAATCACAATTGGCTCAACAACGCCAGAAATTTGTGACAATCTTTTTGCTACATCCATCTTACACTTAGGGCATGAAGATGTTACTTCCTTTAATATCTTTACAAGGATTTCTTGCTTGCGTTCTGTTTCAGCAATTTGAGTTGCTATTTCTGTATTTTCGAGAACACCTACTGCTTGAAGCATGCCAATTCTTTTGGCTTCAATATCAGCAATAAGCTTTAAAGTTGAAGATTTAACATTAAGGGCATCTTGAACATCCGCCTGCTCTACAGTTCTCCAAGCCTCTTTGATAAGCATATTATAATGTTCGTCTGCACCTACTAAGGCTTCCTTAGCTCTATCTCTTATGCTGGAATCGTTTTTGACAACGCCCTTCCATTCTTCAATAAGATCTAGGACTTCGGCTCTTTTGATGCCAGTTATAGATGCAATTTGAGTTGGGTTGCTACCTTTTAGTGACTCTGTAATGACCTTATTCATTCGATCAAAATGGTCAGCTAATTCTATTTCACTCATATAGTATATTATACTTTTAGTCGACTAAAATGTCAATTCTGTAAAGCAATTTTAAATAAAATTAAATAGCCAATCAAATCATCAATATCGTTGTCTCCAGCATACCCTTGATTATTCATAACTCTATTAAGCTTGTCATCAATGCGAACCTTTAATTGTTCTGTTGGATCCGCCTGTGAAAATATTCTTGCAGGGTTCAAAGCTGAATCTCCATAAGATATATTCTTTTCAATAAGAAGGTGTGCAATTTCATGGCATGCTGACCAAATCTTATTTCCAGACGGAGCACCTACTGAATGCAAATACAGGTCATTACAATTAAAGTTTGTAACATCTTCAAATACTGGCTTTAACATTATTCCACCTTTTTGTTTAATGTTGCAATAAAATGATCGTCAATTGGATTGTTAGGATCTCTTGCATACTCTATGGTGTCAATTATAAAATATTGTTCTACAATTGGCAAGACCTGTGATGCTGAATGATCAATCCATGTTCTGCTATGAAGAACTAGTCTGTCCGCTATTTGAGACAAATCTTTTAGGTAGGAATCTAGTTCTGAATCTTCTATATGCTGAAAAACAAGGCTTGCCAATACAGTATCAAACTTAAAAGATTTTACATAATCCCAGTCGGTTGTATATTCTATATTGCTTAGTTTATTATCTACTGGAACCAAACTTATCATACTTGGCAAATCAAAAGCAATAACCTTATCATATGTATCTGATAAGGCTACAGAGTTTCTTCCTACCCCGCATCCAAAATCTAAAGCTGTTGATCCATGTCCAAATAGCGATCTAATTTCATCATATACTGGCATGTCTTGAAAAGGTCCAGTATATCCAGTAAGGATTAAATCTCCTGCATTTTCTTTATTGGCATTTAGCCATACGTCTTTACTCATCTTTTTTTAATTAATCCAAACTGTTCTAAATATCTCTGTATGGTCATTGCAGAGACTCCACACTCTTTAGCTATTTCTGTTACCGTTTTCTTTTGTACCGCATACCTTCTAAATAACCACTCTTTACTTTGATATAGTTTCATCGTTCTGTTAATACCTGATTTCCATAATGTGCAATACCAAAGCTATCTGCAACATCAAAATCAACAACTTTGATGCCGTACTTATTATTAAAATAGTCAGCAGTTCTTTGCTTTCTTATATTTCTTATTTGATTTTTATACCATGAATCTGCATAACCTGGATACTTTTTTCTTATTTCTTCTTTTTCAGCTTTTGTCGGGTTTTTATTTCCGATATATGCCTGCCAAGAAGTAGGAGATATAGTAATAACACTGGCACCAGTGGACATAAGCTCAGCAATAACAACTCCATAAACATAAGACAATTTTATCACAGCATCTGGAGATCTGACAAGCACAGCCCCTTCTACAACAATATAGTCTGCAGCCAATTCTTTTAGCATGGCATTAGTCTTTATTTTAGCATCGTACATCTTTTCATAAATATCCATGCCCTTTAATTCTATTTTTCCCCATTTTACTGGAACATCGTTGTCCATAAGACAAAATGCTATTGAATTTGTTGAGGCATCTATCCCCAGAACTTTTACTGCTTTGCTTTTAATTAAACTAGCTAATCCCATCAAGCATCTCCAAAAGACTTTTTCTAGTCTCTATCTTATTTTTAGATATGCAACTTGTGCATATCTTTGATTCGCTATACCTACTCAATTCGCTTCCGCATTTACAATGTCTTATGGCACCATTTCTGATGGCTTTCTTTTCATAATACTTTTCCATAATCCTACGATTAGTTGCAATACGACAACATTCGTCAGAGCAGTATTTTTGATTATGAGTTTTTGGATTAAACTTTTGCTTGCAGTCTGAGTTTGCACAAATCATATAAGTGGTACCTTAAACATTTCTATTTCCACGGATCCTTCATCAGCTGTTTTAGACCAACAAGCTTTTTTGATTGGACAATATGTGCATGGAGATTTGGTTTTAACTGCACCTTCTGGTCTTACTGGAAGATCTCCTTCTTTAAAATTATCCCAAACTTTACATAACCATTCAAAAGTGTCATCAATTATCTTTTGGTTTCTTTCATTCATGCTAATTGGTATAATCAAAAGTTCTTGAGTATTTTTATTTTCATACAAGAAAAATCCTTCTTTAGCACCAGTTAACTTCATATAAGTAAGTAATTGAAGCATGTGGTTTGCTGAAGATTTCATTTCAGATTGTCTTGTATCCCAAACTTCTTGCTTTGCAGTTTTAATTTCACCGATAACTGTTTCGCCATCATAGTTCATTACAAGATCAATGAAACCACGAATAGGTGGATATTCATTTTTAATTTCACGTTCTTCTTCAACAAACTCTGGCATTGTTGCAATAAGTTTTTGTAAACGTTCGTGAGCTTGAGTTCCTTGTGCCATATTAGCAACTGCTTGTGCTTTGTTGTCGTCAACAAAATCTGCACCACTAAATGCCATGTACCAATATCTTGGGCAGTTTCCATGTCCATAACCAATTGTACTTGGACTAAACGAATACTTTGTCATCTCTCCATCAGCACGTTTAGTTGCAAGATAGGCATCCTCAAGTCTTTGTGAAAAAAGTTCTGCATCAAATTTGCCAGAATACTTTCTAAACTTTAAATTATTTACAATTCCTTTTGCCATTTTTTCCTTAATAACTATGTCTTGCAGCGTACTTTAAAGCATCCACAAGTCTATCTAATGCTTCTTTTACAGAATAATAAACATTCTTTTTATTATTATTCATGGTTCCAGCTTTGTCTTTTGCAAAAGTAGCGTAGTAAGATGCTAAAATAGCAAGCTTTGCACTGATAGCCTGTAACTCAATAATAAGCATAGGTGCTTTTGCTGATGGAACATCTGGGTTCATAATCAATTTTACCAGAATTGCAAGAGCTCTGTCTAATTGCTCATCAGACATAAACTCATGCATATCGTTAAACTCAGTAATTTCACTAATTAGTTCTAATGTGCTTTTATCACTCATGATTTTCCTCCCAGCATTCGATCAATTCTTCTAGAATAGACCATTCAATAATACCAAGTCTGACCTTGGATTCTTCTCCAATAATTATCTTTAAGGCTGGGTGCTTATCTCTGCTAACCTTAAAGGTATCAGTACAAATTTTAGACCATACTGGCTTATTTAAGTTAAAAGATTTAGATGCTTCTTTATAATCAACAAGGAATTTCTTCCATTGTGCGTCACCCTTTTGATAGTCCCCACGCCCAGAATTTTTTTGTGCCTTTGCACCATCTCTTTTAATTTCAGAACGCTCAGACATTATTTAAACTTTACTGAAGAAAGATGACCTTTTGTACAGGTCCATTTTAATTTTTCTTCTTTTACATAGTGTGAAGCATTATTTACTTCTTCTTCACATTCCTGACATAAAAATGAACCACCATATACAGGAACAACTTCTTGCTCGTTCTTTATGTTTTTGCCCTTAACTTGATTCAACAAATTATTAAGATTTGACATGAATTTCCTCCTTAAGCTTTCCAACCACCTCTGGATTTTCACGAAGGTATTCTACTGCTTTAGCACGACCTTGGAATCTTTCTTCTCCAATTGTGTACCATGCACCGCCCTTTTGAACAATGCCCATCATTTCAGAGACATCTAATGTTTCTCCAACACTATCTACACCCAAAGAGTCCCCTTGGTAGTAAAAGTCATATTGTCCTGATAGATTAGGGGGGCCGAGTTTGTTGTAATCAATAATCCAGTTAACTGGTCTTCCGACTCTTTGTTCGATAATCTTGTCGCCAACTTTAATGCCAGCTTTAATAGCATTAGCTTCAGCTTCTGACGACCAAAGTTTAATGACTGTTGAGGAAAAGAACTTGACTGCCATTCCACCCGTGGGGATGTGCGAAGCATGCATAGATCCAAACTGATTTCGTTGTTGTGAGATGAGAACAAGTAATGTGTTTTTGTTTGCATAATTTAACATCTTGACCGCATGGGTCATATCCTTTGCTTCTGCTCCGATTTGCTTGGTGTCTTGCAAATCTTTCATTTCATTTCCATCTTTTTCAAAGTAAATAGCTGGAAGAAGTGCTGAGATGGAATCAACAACAATTAAATCTACTCCCGCCTCCATAAGCTTTGTAGCAACATCAACCATATCATTTACAGTTTTTGCTGAAGAATAAATAAGAGAAGTTGAATCTACTCCCAATGATTCTGCCCATGACTGATCGTAAGATGCTTCAGCATCAATCCAAGCACAGGTCTTACCCTCTTGTTGTGCTAATGCAATCATTTGCAAACAAAACGAAGATTTTCCTGCTGACTTGTTGCCCCATACAAGAACTTGACGACCATATCCAAGCCCGCCTTTTAATGCCATATTCAATCCAACACTTGGTGTAAGTTGCTTATCAACTTTTACATCAACTGCAGACTGAACTCTTTTTCTAGTTTTAGGATCTAAATTAGATAAAATATCTTCTATGTTCATATGAACTCTTTTCTTTTCTTTAGTATAGCATTAAAACAAATTGCCGTGAAGCCTTGGACGGTTTTTATTTTTATTAATTTTAAAATCTAGAACATCATCTAATGAATCTTCAACCAATCCAGCATTTCTCATTGCTGCATAAACATCTAACAATCTAATAATAACGTCAGCAATTTCTTCTGTAATTTCGTGGCTTCCTTTATCTTTTCTTAAAGCCTCTAAAACTTCTGTAACTTCTGAATGTACTAAAGCAAGTTTATTTCCTAGCTTATCAAATGTTGTTTCACCTTCCCAAAAACCCTTTTCAATAGCAGACTCATGCAAGCTTGCTGCAAATGAATCGAGACCGAACTCCATGATTGTGCTACTCGCTGTCTCCGTTGTTTTCTCCGAGTTCGCTTGCACTCTGAAGTTGTTCGTTGTTATTGCTCCCATTATTTTCTCCTAATTCAATTATAAATGTATTTTTATCTGGATTGTAAGATACAACCAAACCTGTTTCTCCTTCTGGATTTAAGATCAATTCAGAAGGAACTTCAACTGACTTTAATGTTTTAAGCATAGCAACCATTAAAGATGTGACACTAATTTGTTGATTAATATCTACTGTCTCTTCTGACATTACCCCTCCACATATATATCTACTTTATTATTTTCCTTTAGCCAATCAAAGGTTTTCATTAGATATTCTCTTGTTTCACAATTAGAGCATCCGTCAAACGGTTGATAAGGCTCAAAGCCTTCTGCTACCTCTTCCATATCATATAGTGTATTAAAACATTGTTCCATATGATAAATTACAGTATCTTCTAAGCTTTTTGCTTCTTCTTCAGTTAATTTTACTTCTATCATTTTATTTCCTTTACTAATAAAGTTCCATCTTCTAATTTAGAAAGAGTAATATCGCAAATCATTCCTTCTCTCATTTTAGCCAAAGCAAACTTATACATTGTTGGAAATGCAATTGCACGTTCCAACTCTCTATCCTTGTTGGTTAAAACAATGTGAGCCATCATTTTTCCAGCCTTAGTTTTGTAAGGCGTAAAATTTAATACCATGTATTGATCATCAGGTATATTATCATAACTTGCACGATATAGATAGTCCACAAAAACATCATCTGAATCTGGCTTAATATCAGAAACCTTTACGTATCTTGCAATACGATTATCTCCTACAAGGATAAAATACATCTGACCAATTTCAATTTGAGTTTGTTCATTATGAAATAGTCCTACGGAACCAGTTTCATCTACAAGCTCAACTCTAGCCCAGCCAGTTCCTCTTTTAATTCCTTTAACCATTCCAAACATCACAAACGATCCAAGGTCTTCAAACTCTTCAATTGGTTTAGCTTGTGCCTTAATCCATGGTGGAAGGTCTAGTAAATTAAATTGTGGAATACCAAGGTATTCATAAAAATTGTCTTGCTCTAATCCTGATCTTGGATTGTCTTTAAACGCTGCCGCCCCAATAGAGTTAAGAGCACCAATAGCACGACTGTTGATACCACTGCCTTTAGCAGAGGCTTTTTTGGTAAAATCTTCATAACTTAAATATGGCCTTTCTTTAATAATTTTTGCAGAGATATTGTCAGAAATAAATTTAATATCTGCTAAACCAAACCTCATGGCTTGAGCTTGCAAAGAAAAATCAATTTCGGATTCATTAATGTGTGGGAGAAGAACTTTTAACCCAAGTCTCTTACTCTCAATTAGATATTCAGTTCTTGAATCAATTGATTGTTCATTCTTTAAGATTGCGAACATAAACTCTAGTGGATAATAATGCTTAAGCCATGCTGTCCAATAGGATACCATAGAATAAGCAACAGCGTGTGAGCGGTTAAAAGAATATCCAGCATGTGCTTCAAAATCATGCCAAAGATGTTCTGCTTGCTCTTTTGTAATGTGTTGAGATGCACCAGTAACAAATTGATCTTTAAACTGATCAAATTCTTTTGCATCTTTCTTTTTACCAATAATCTTACGAACCTTATCAGCTTCAGACCATGACATTCCGCCCAAATATACGCAAGCCTGCATAACCTGTTCCTGATAAATGATTACTCCGTAAGTATTTTTTGTAAATGGTTGCATGATTGGATGAACAAACTCAATCAGCTCCTTGCCATTTTTACGGTTAATGTAAGAAGCACCTACAGTATTCATTGCTCCTGGACGAACTAAAGCATTTGATGCTGCAAGGTCTTCAAAATTATCTACTCCCATTTTAATTAAGAGGTTAGTGTATGGAGTTGCTTCCGCCTGAAAAACACCCTTGGTATATCCATCACTAAGATCTCTATACACTGCTCTATCATCTAATGCAATTTCTGAAAGTACAATATCTTTATCGTAACGGTCTTTAATTGAAGCCAATGTATCCGAAATGATTGATAGTGCTTTAAGTCCAAGTGCATCCAGCTTAATCAAACCAACATCTGCAACTTGATCCATATCGTATCCAACTACTGGAATACGACCAGAAACTTTATCTTGTGGGTCTTCACGAGTTTCAATTGGTGCATAGTTACGAAGGTCATCCTTTGCCACAACAACACCTGCTGCGTGAACTCCAGTACTTCGAATTCTTCCTCGCCAATTATTAGCAAGCCATTCTACTTCTGGATACTTATTGCGAAACTCTCTAGTATTAGGTGAATCAACATAATCTTCAAATGTATCTACTGATTTTAGTGCACGATTAACTTCCTGCAATGGAATCATAAATACACGAGCAGCATCACGAATTGCACCCTTATCTTTAAAATAAGTAAAGGTTGAAATAGATGCTACGTGCTTAAACCGCTTCTTAAGATATTCTTTAACCTCTTTACGACGACGGTCTTCAAAGTCAGTGTCAATATCGGGGAAGTCATTACGCTCTGGATTAATAAAACGGAAGAAAAGTAAATCATATTTAATTGGATCAACTTCAGTAATACCTAGTGTATAGCAAACTAGGGAACCTGCAGCAGATCCACGACCAGGACCAACTCGAATACCATTATCTTTAGCCCAATTAATCATATCTGAAACAATTAAGAAATAAGAAGCAAAGTTTTTTGAGGCAATTACAGCAAGCTCTTCTTCTAGTCTATCTAAGTAAACTTTGTCAGATGCCTTTCCTAGGCGTTGTAAGCCCTTTAGAGACAGTTTGCGAAGAGTTGTATCAGCATTGGTCTTTGGAACTGGCAAAAGGTCTAGGCCTTGATTAAAGTCGTATTCTTCAATCTGGTCAGCAATTAAATCTGAATTATCTAAAATATCTGTTCTGGTAATTCCAGTCTCTGCAAATTTGGTAGCCATTTCTTCACGACTCATAATAAACAAATCTAAATGCTCAAATGAAATACGACGGTCTGGCCAAAGATAATTAAATCTTTCAAACATATCAGTCATTGTACGTGATTTATCAAAATCAAGATCCTTGTTTACTTTAGGGGATGTTGATAAAATTAACATAGCTTCTTCTGCAGACCTTTCACTTTCTTTTGAGAAGTGTGCATCTGCTGTTGCCACAGACTTAATTCCAGCCTCGTCTGCAAGTTGAAGCAACTTATTGTTTACATCTACTGGATTGTCTGGCTGAACCTCTACATAAAAGTTGTCACCAAAATTTTGTTTAAACCATTTTAAAATCATACGTGCTTCTTGGTCATCCTGCTTTTCAATTGCTTTGGATACCAAGCCATTTAAACAACCAGAAAGAATAATAATATCTTCTTTGTATTCTAAAAGAATCTCACGGTCAATACGTGGCTTATGATAAAAACCTTCTGTCCATGCAAGTTCTTGCAAACGATGAATATTATTTAAACCATTTTGATTTTTTGCAAGCAAGATAATGTGGTTGTATGCTTGAATTGTTTTATCAGTTTTAGATGAACGATCAAATCTATCTGTTGGAGAAATGTATGCTTCAACGCCAAGGATCGGCTTTATACCAAGTTCCTTTGCTGCTATTTGTAAATCTCTATGTGATGACAAAGTTCCGTGGTCTGTAATTGCAATTGCTGTTTGCCCATTATCTTTTGCAGCCTGCATCAATTCTTTTGGAGAGTTATATCCATCCATTAATGAGTAATAGGAATGTACATGTAAGTGCGTAAAGTCTTTATTCAAAGTCTACCTGATTTTCAAAGTGTTCTGAGAGAATTGTTTGCTTATCGTCATCCATGGCACCACAAGATACACAGGTTACTTGACCGTCAAGGTCCAGCTCAAAGACACATCCTTCTTTATTGCATGATATTGTCATTAGTACCCTCCTAAACATTCATTACGTGTATGATAAAGTCTAATCTTTGTCATAGTTTTTTTGTTTGGTGCATCTAAATCTTCACCACATGTGCTGCAATTAAATGACCATTCTTTTGTAAAGAAGTTGTATCCATAACCATTAGACTCTCTGTATTTATTAGCTACAAAAGTCTCAAATGGATCTGGAATCTCTAAGTTAATCATTTCCGCCGTTTTCTAAATATAAGATGGGGGTGGTTGCCCACCCCCACCGTATTACCACTCTAGGTTGCTACCTGTTGAGGAAGATGACTCTTCCTTATCGCCTTCACCAAATAGGTAAAAGGTTTCTTGATCTGCATATGGCAGGTCTCGCACTGCAGTTTTTTCTAGTTCGAAGATTTCAAGCTTTGATGAATCAAACTTAACTTCGTCCTTAGCAAGTGGGATGATTGTGTAACTTGTATCTGTTTTTGTACCACTACGCTTGATACGCCAAACAAGATTGCTGATGCTACCCATTTCACCAGCGTATTCAATTAATGTAGGCGTGACAGTCTTTCCGCTGCTGCCCTGTGAAAGGATTGCAACGTAAGGCTCCTCTTTGCCATCATCTACAAGAACATTAATATAGAGACGTGAACGTCCCTTCCAACCAGCCTTAAAGTCTTTGCGATGTTGTTCACAACCCCAGCACTTGCCTTGATCGTCCATAGAACATAAAGCCTTACGGCGATAGTCTTTTGGATTTGTGTGCTCAACAGCAATAAAGCCTAGTCCAGCTTTTTCTGAATAATCGGGTGAATCAGGATCTAGTTCCTGAAGGAATCTTACTTTTACGCTTTCGCCGTCTTCTAGTTTTACCCAACGGCCTTTAGCTGTATCGCCACCTGAAGACTGTGGCTTGTCCAACGTTTTGTTTAGGTCTTTTAATCCCTTAACGATACCCATATGTATCTCCTTTATTATGTAGTTGATGGTGTAAATCCATCTGTATTACTATTATATCATTGCCAACCAAGATATTCAATGTGCGACACTGAATTTTTTATACAGGTTTTAATTTCTTCATCAGTCATATCGCCTGCATCTTTTGCATCATGTGGGTATATCTTACCATAAGATTCTGAAGCCCACAAGACATCTTTATTTCTTAATTTATGAACAATGTTATTGCCCAATGCTCTTCCAGCCTGATCGTTGTCAGTCATTATAATAAGTCTATTAAAATATTTATTAAGTAGACCCAAATTATTTGCAGAAATGTGTCCACCTAAAGTTGCCACAACATTTGGAAATCCAGCTTGATGAACTCTCATAGCATCAAAGCTAGACTCCACAATGATACAAGTTGCACCGATACGCTTAGCACGATTAATGTTAAAGAGGGTAGCATTTCTTGGAAGCCCTGGGGAGTTCTTGAACTCTTTGGCCTTAACACTTCTGCCAACAATGCCAACACACATACCATCTGGACTATGAACAGGAACTGTAACCATAGATCTGTTATTAGAATAGCCAACATTAAAATACTCCAAAGTTTCATCTGTAAATCCACGAGTATACATATACTCTTTGCCTTCAGAAAATTCTTTCATCTCTAAAGAAAGTTTATCTAATACATCTTTATCAAACTCAATAAAATCTGGTTTATCTTCTAGCACATCTTCAAGCAAATCATCGAAGTCTGCTAGGACTTCTGCCTCTTTTGCAGTAATAAATCTTAATGCTTCATAATCATTGCGATTTGTAATCCGCTTTACAAGATCATTAAGGGTTCCGCTTTCTCCACATGAAGGGTTAAAGCAAAGCCATGCACCCTTTTCTCTACTAACGCTACAGCTTGGACTATGATTGTTAGAATGAAATGGGCAATACACAAGAAAATCATTCCCAGTTTCGCCAGCAATCTTTATATTGAGCGACTTAAGAATAGATTTAATGTGTGATGGCGTATAGCGGACGACATTACTTTGCAATATTTTCATAAATCTCTTTGATAATTCCTCGGTTGATATCCCAGTCTAGGTAAAAATCAAATGCATCTCCGTGACGATTCTTGCGAGATACAATTTCAATCATATTTGTATCTGTGTAGCGATGAATAGCAATAGCCATATCAGCATCATATTCAATTGCCTTTGACCATGCAACTTGCGAAAGCATTGGTGGATTATCTTGATCTGATATATCATCCATTGTTGCTGCAGTAATATCAATTACTGGAATATTATTATTCATAGCAAGCATTTTGAACTCACGAGAAATATTCATGTTACGTTCTGTTGCACCAGTACTACGTTTTGTATCAACAAACAGCTGATGATAATCTAAAATAACCATGTCTGGTTTATGCTGGTCAATCTTTGCTTGAACTGTATTGGCACTTACTTCACCCATACCTTCATTTGATACAAGAACAAAACCATTCTTGTCAGCAAAATTCTTTTTACCCCATGAATGGAAATCGTCTACGTTTACATCACCTCTAGAAAAATCAGAAGCTTTAAATAAACCAGAGCCCATCATAGTATAGATACGGTTACGCATATCTTCTGGAGACATTTCAAGGGATACAATCATTGGCTTAAAGCCTTGCTCCCAAGCCTTACAAGCAAGATATGATGTAAACCAAGTCTTACCCTTTCCTGGCCAACCAATAGCCACAATAAGGTGTCCTGGGGCCATACCAGTTGCATAGGCAGTATCAATTGCTTTAAACCCTGTAGGGATTCCTGGACTGCCACCCATGACTGCGGAACGTGCACGAAGTTGCTCAAAGTATTTTTCTGCTGATTCAAAATCAGTTACGTCAATATCACGGACATTGCTTGTAAACTTAGAAAGACTGGCAAGGTCTGATTGCATTTGTGCAATAACTCTAGAAGGTGCATCTTCTTTAAGACCTGCACCACCACGTAAAATAATTGTCTTTAACTTATTGGCAAGATACTCTGTTTTAAGTTGGTCTAAATAATATCCAGTTTCTGCTTTTGGATCAGATGCCTCAAAATCTCTGAAACGTTCTTGGAGAATGCCAACTTCTGGAACAGCTTTAAACTTATAGTAGTATGACTTTAAGCCATCCCATACATCTTTATGAGAGGTAAATAGTTCATCAACATTATCCGCAAGGATAGTGCTTATATCTTTATTCTTGCAAACCGCTGATATTAACGTTGCTTCTGTGTTCATTTAACCGCCTCTCTCTTTCTTCCACCATTGCCTTAGTCTTAGATCTTAGCATATCTCTATGTGTTTTGTCATCTTCCATATCTTTCCAAAGCTTGTCTAGCTTGTCAAAATTATAAAAGAACCAGTTTAATGGATGACCGTACTTAGATAGAGTAAAGTAATACCCTATAAGATCTTGTGCCCTGCTATATCCTACACTATCAATCAAATCTTGCATAGCCCATTTTTCTTTAAAACGATTTAAAGTAGGCTTCTTTCCATATCTCTCTTCAAATAAAGATACGTAAAGAGTAATAAGAGCATGGGGCTCTTGATTACCTTGTTTAGTTGCCACCCTTTAATTCCTTTTCCATTTCATTTGCTTTCTGGACTAGTTTTTCTTCTACAAACTTATATACACGATCAGTTGCAGCATCTACATTCTCACCACTTCTTACGATGTCTTCCACTCCGATACCAATTCGAACGCTCTCGTAATTCCCCAGGTTCCTTGTGTAATGGAGATCTACCTTCACTATTGTGCTTGATGATTCTTGGCTCATTATTTTCCTCTTCCGTAGCAGCGAACCCCATTGGGAGTCCCTTTTTAGTTCTTGGTGTATCTGAAAGTATGCTGGCTACTTCCATCCATGCACCCGCAATTGTAATTAACCCAACAACATTTTTCTTTTTATTAGCATGCATAGATGCAATATCAAGATTATAAGCAATACGTTCAAGAGCTAGATCTTCATCTAGGTCTTCAAATTCTTCAGTCATTAGCTTTCCAAACTGGGACAAACTGTCCCTCAGATGTCTTAGTATACAATATGATGTTGTGTTTTATCAAGGCCTTTAACTCAGATTTTGTAGGAAGTTTTTCAATTTCCCTGCCTGCTGAAATTATATAATCATATAGTTCAAGAATATCGTCTTCGCTAAACATATACTGAGACCATTTAAAGTTTTCTGCATTTCCAATAGGATAGACCTTTTGTGGTGCACGTACTTTACCCTCAAGTATGTAATCTTGAATTGTAACTCTGTGTTTATTCAGCATCTTGCAAACTTCTGCTAAAGTATAAGCATTTTGCTTATACTTTTTTACATCAGAAAATACATACAAGACTCTTTTCTTATCCTCATAAGACCATGCGATCAAAGTGTTTTTAACCCTAGATGATTTCAAGACTTTATGAAGCTTTTTGTTCAGGTAGAAATACCGAAATTTTTCTTGTGGTCTTGTTCCTTTTGATCTAGCCATTTTCCGAATGCACTCGTTTCTTTACTAATCATCCATCTTTTACCGCACATCAAGCAGTAAAGTTCTATGTGAAGCTTCTGAGAGAATACTCTATCTACAAATACTCTTCCTCCGCATTTCTTACATTTCATCATGCTGAAAACTTCTTTCCATCAACATAGCAAGTATAGTCTTTTGCTATTTCAATTAGTTGAATGTGTGGCTTTTCCCCATTCTCAATATGAGCAATAGCAAAAGCTTTCTGCCAGTTATGATTATTAGTATATTTCATTCCGTCACTATTCTCATCACACATGTGGCCAATCTCATATCCACGAAGAGTTTCTCCTTCTCCGCCGTTGCGAAGTTGGAATGTCTGATAAAATGTTCCTGCTCTGTGAGAGTGTCCACGAATAATAGATACTCCAAAATTTTCTACATCTTTTCGAACTGACTCACCAGCATTTTGTGAAATAGCATTTCCATGATGTACGTGAATGTCTCCAAAGCGACGCTTTGGTGCATCATTATAATAGATATATTCATAGCCCAAAGAATCTAAAGACCACAATGCTTCTGGGGTTACATCTGCTGCATACTCTGGAAGTTTTTTATCTAGGTATTCAAAAATTCGAATATCGTGATTTCCAAGTGCAGAAAATAATTGTGCATTAGGCATCATATCTCTTGTCTTGGCGTAAAAATCTCTTGCAGCTTTTGCTTCGTGACGAATCATAGGAACAATAAGATCTCTGCTGTCATCTTTGTGCAACTGCATAAATTCTGCTGAACGTCCCTCTGTATACTTACTATAGCATGCCTGATCGTCTGTATCTCCAAGGTAATCAATTACATCTGGCTTAAACCATTTCATTACCTGAAACCATAAAGCGATTGCTCTATCATCTTGATAAGGGAACTGCTGATCGGATGAAAGCATCCATTTTAAATCATTTGACATTAATAATATCTATTCTGTTAGACACAAAAAGTCACGATTGCCGTGACTTGTTGTTTTGATAAGTGTACTATATTTTATTGGTTTGTCAACCAGATTTTGCTACTGCAAAATAATGTAGGGTTACTGATGTTGGCTTTACAATTGCTGAGCCCACTCCATTAGCCGCTCTAGTGATCCACACTGTAACTCCTGTGGCTGAGGCTGTTCCAGATTGAATAAAATGAATTAATTCTGAATCTGTTGAGGCAGTCTCTAATGTTATTTGAACTGTTGCAGGTTCTGCTGTTAATGGTGGGGTAAAATTAATTCTTACTGGATGTCCAGCCTTTGAAACATCAACAGTTCCAACTGGCCATGTTCCAGCAACCATTTTTCTAGAAATAGCTTTATCAGCCAGTGTTCCAAATGTTCCAGCAAATTGTGCAGCATTGGAATTAATTTCGTTTACATATGTGACAAGATCCTGTAATTGGCTGGCACTAATTGGTGCACCCTCTTGAAATGTAATATTTTTAAAATCCGTTGCCATTTTTACCCCTCAATTTTTTGAGCAATACTATCGCTGTAGTCTTGCATCTGCTGTTCTCTTTCTTGTTTTTCATTAATTAAGTTTGTTAGTTCTGCTCTAAGTACAGCAACCTTAACTTCATAATCCGATACAATTTCGCCAATGCGAGATTGCAAAGCGGTTATAATTAATTCCGCCTTTTCCATGTTATGCTCCTGCTGTTAGATCTGCCTTTTCAGAATCCAAGAGTGCTTTCTTGGCCTGTAATTCTGTAAGTCTTTCGTTTAGCTTTGTTGCGTATGAATTATCTTTATCAATAGATGCACCATATTCAATAATGTCTAGCTCTAAGCCGTAAATTGCATATTCAACATTTTTGATATGTTGATTAAGGATGCTTAGCTTATCCTCGTTTGTTAGTAGTGATGTCATTTGTTCCTCCTGTTATATTATAGCAAATTAACCCTATTGGGTCAATACCCTTATTTTATACACCGTTATTTGCACCGCTATATTGAGTTACCCCAAGACCGTCTGTATAAACTCTTCTTACCTTCAACCAACGTGGGTTTGATGCAGCATTTGCAACTGTAATATCTATTGTTGTTGCTGTTGTTGTTGCACTATAGGAACCAAAACCACCAGTTGAACTAGTTGAACTAATTGCATATTGATATCCAACAGCTGTACCACCAGTAACTGTACCTCCAGACCAGTTCCAACGCTTGTAGCTTGTAGATCCTGATCCAAAGTTTCCTACGAATGTTACCGTTGGGTTTGTTGATGAGTTTGTCACGGCAGCCCAAGTAGCATACAAAGTTACGTCAGCATTTAATGCATATGAACCTCCAGCTGAATAACTTGTTCCAGATCCATCAGCTGCTGTATTCCAACCCGCAAATGTACAATTTGTCCTTGTAAACCCATTTGCCCTAAGAGTAACAGAACCATTACCAGTTGTTGATGTTGTACTTCCTGAAGTACTTCCATTTCCAGCATATGTGATAGTATAGTTAGTTACCACAGTATTAGAAGTACCAGATGCAATTGCAGTTGTATCATTATATCCCGAAACAGATTTTGTAACTGTAATAGAGCTAGATACGTTAGAACCTAAACCTGTTACAGTTACGGCTCCAGTTGAAGAATTTACCGAATATCCAGTTGTTGCAGTTATAGAGTACGTTGCTCCTGTTTGAGCAGTAGCTACTGTAGCTGACCAACCACCATTTGCACTTACACCTGTATTATATGAAAATGCAACTGCGTCTGCTAAAGCAGAAGTAATTTGATTACTATAAAAATAATATGTAGTTCCATTTGTTCCAACAACTTTATCTCTTACTGTAAATACATATGGAGTTCCTGATGGGTCCGCAGTTGATATTGTATAAGGATTTGATGTTCTCGTTAAAGAGTTAGTGTCTCCATTTGGAGATACTAGGTTTGCTGTATTTGTGCTATATATAAGAACTGATGTAATAGTTGAAGCATTATTATATGTACCAGCAGACCATGTAATTGTATCTCCATATTTAACTGTTGTAGTAGAGTTAGTGCCAGTTGCTTTTGCTGTTGGTGCGGTACTTTGTGAAACAGCTGGGTTGGAATTTGTAGTAAAAGATTTTGATGTAGAACCAGAATATAAATCATCGTAGTTCCAAGATCTCATATATATGGTGTAGTCAGTACTTGCGGACAATCCAGTTAAACTAATTGGACCAACATAAATATTAGTCCAGTTTGTATTGTTTAAAGAATATTGATTCCAGTTAATTGTATTAGATCCAGGTGATGAAGTTGTTGTAAATGCAATACTTGCTGTGGTATAAGACGAACCAGTTCCAGGAGTAATTGTTCCTATGCTCGGAGCAGAAGGATTTGTTCCATCAACATTTTTCCAAACTAAGCCAGTAGACGTTCCAGAATCACTATACACTGCATTTGATAAACTGTAATCTGAACCTCTTCCACGAACAGTATATCTGTAATATCTATAGTATGGTGCTGTAAAGGTTTTACTTGTTCCAGACAAGACATATGCCGAATTATCTAAAGTTTGAGATGATCCACCAATTGTTACATAACTCCATGTACTGTTATCTGTACTTCCTTGTAATGCTACTTCATATCCAACAGAATTTGCAGATGAATTCCATCCGACTGTAACTGTTCTATTTCCAGATGGTTCAGATGCAGATTGAATTGCTCCAGAAGGAAAACCTTTGCTTCCGCTGGTTGTTGTAAATGCACTAGGACCAGAAAGTGTATCAAATGTGGTTGTTCCGTAACTTGTAGAAGTTAATCCACTATAATTAACTCCTCTAATTCTTACAGTATTATTAGTTGAACCTGTTGTTAAATTAGATATGTAAGCAAAAAGTTGATTTCCAATACCCACCCAGGATCCATTATTTACAGAATATTCGTATTGATAAAATTTTGTACTGCCTAAATTTAATGGAGCATTCCATCTAACTACCGCACTAGTTTGAGTAACAGAGTCATATGTAACGTTAGTTGGAGCAGAAGGTGCGGAAGGAATAAAACTCGTTAAAGTATAATATGTATCATCGGCAGAAGCATTTGAAGCAAGTTGTATCCATCCAGCCCAAGAAGAGCCTTTGTAAGAAAAACTTTTTAATATTAAAGTATTGCTTGTTGCGTCCAAATAAAATTGACTATCATTTCCATTTGCAGCATATGAATTTCCAATACTTTTTTTAATTCCATTATAATAATATCCTGGATAATTTAAATCTTTTATTGTGTTATTTGTGATAGAAGAAAGTGAATAATATGCAAACACTACTGGG